GTACTAATCATTGTAACAACATTATGATGATTTTTCAAGAAGTTTTGTAGTGTGTAATGTGCAGAACTAGTACCAAAGTTTATTACCAAATCAAATTTTTTATTTGTTTCTATTAAAGGTTTAGGAATTTTTCCACTAACAAATATAAGTGTAGTCTTGTCTGATATAGGGTTATTCAGTGAATTATCATGTATAAATTTATTACAATTTAATTGATCTTGAGCTGCTGCTAATCTAAATAAAACAGCCATAGATTCATTTTTATAATTTTTAGAGATTAAATTTTCATAAGTTCCTTTAAGGTATTTCAGTTCACTACCACAAGGAATTATAAAAAGAATATTTTCATAATAGCGTATAATTTCTTCTACTTCGTCAAAAGTAATTGGAGTTTTAGTATTAATCACTTTATCGGAGTAATTACTTCTTAAAAAT